TGATCACCAATGGCCTCGTCGAAGCCTTGGTGATAGGGGTGGATTTGAGACAACGTCTCAACCTGCGCACTGCGGGCACCGGGTAAGGGGAATCCTTCGGGCTCACCCATACCGGTTCTCGTAGCCTACAGGAATGTCTTACTGATCCTAAGGATCGGCATTCCATGTAAGGCGTCATCCAGGGCACTCTTGTAGAGATAGCCCCGGTCTGACACAAAGTGGATTTCCTCCGGATATCCGACTTTGTAGAAAAATGCTGGTGGACGCTGTCCAAGCATTTCTCTAAAGGCTTCGATATCTTTGATATCTCCGCCTCTAAACCGTAGATCCCAAAGCTTGGCATATCTACGTTTTAACGGTTCAGTGTTGTAAGCACTTTGCCGTTCACTGCCAAGGAGAATCTCCTTGAACAGTATTGGTCTCATGAGTTCATCTTCGATGTCCTCACGAGACTTCCAACCGTCCGACCATGCTCGGTCAGCGGTTTCTTTGGCGGAATGGATTCCATTCTCGCCATATTCCCTTACAATGTCTTTCCAAGACATACGGGGAAAATGAGGTTCTATCACATTTTCAATGTGGGTCCTCATTGCAGAGACTTCATCCTCATTGAGGGTGTAGCCTCTGAAACTATAATTAGAAAGTAACTTTCTAAGTAGTTTTAAGGACTGGTGATCATACGGATCATCAGTCCTTATCCCTTCCATAATTGACTTCGTCAATTGTGGGAGGTTCTTGTACATCAGTTCGACGTCGTCTTCCGTGTACAAGTCTAGTCCTCCCCAGTACGTGGGGAGGAGTAGTTGCCAGTAGACTCCTGAGGAGCGGTCTGGCAGTAAGGAACCCATTCTTTGAAAGAAACGGTTCCTTACCATCGTAATCCATTTCAGACTGAAATGGTCACGATTCATCCACTTAAGGGATCTTCCCAGAGAGAGACCTTTGCCTATGGCAATGTTTCTCTCCGAAGACACTTCCAGTGCCTTCGTAAGTGGAGATAAGAGTCTCACCTTTATAGAGTCTACAAAGGGTGACTCTTCATATCCTTCAGTCGATTCATTGATTCGACTGACGGAAAAGCCACCAAGCATCTTAGATACTTGGATGACTTTTTCACAGTACTTAATGATCTTCATTGAGATACCGTGTTTGCCCTCAGAGATCTTTGATCCTGAGAGCAAATGAGCATTAGTTATCTCTGATAAGTAACGCTTTGGTCCTGCAGCCAGATGGTCGTCTCCACCAACATGGTATGAGCGCCATTTTGGACTTTCAAAGAAAGACTGGCTGTAGGAAATTCCTAAGTATCGACGAATAGCATATTCCTCGACACTTAGGTTTAATAATGTGAGAATCACCTTTGTAAGGGGTTCTCCCATCATTAAGATTGCAAGTAGCTTAGACTGGAAGCCTAGGCCCTTGCAGAATCCTCGAAGAAGTTGGATACCAACCTCTTTTGGGATATGATCCGTGGCCTCTGAGAGGTCACTGGATAGGACTGCAGATCCCTCAGGGAACTGCTTTCCTTGGAACAGATATAGTGCTTGCCAAGCCTGATCTGTTTTCATCATACTACTCCTCGCAGAGGGGTGGTATGATAGCATATTCTTCAGAGAGTGTGAAACACTCTGCTGGAGAATAGTGAGCCAGAATGGACCTGTGGTCACGATTCTGGCTTTGTAACCGGGTTCGGGTACTGTCAGTACCCGACATGGGATTCCCAAACCGGTTAATTGCCATTCGGCATACTTCAAGTATGCTACAATGACAATTTGATCACCAATGGCCTCGTCGAAGCCTTGGTGATAGGGGTGGAGTCCTGCGAACTCTTCCTCTTGTATGGGATCGCCAAAGGCGGTCCCCTCATACCAGGTGTAAGGCGTCGCCCTGCACCAGTATCTCCAACGTTCTTTCCCTGCGGGACAGAACATTGGACCGAAAGGAGTTTCGAGTTTCTCGTCCTCCTTCGGTGAGATAGTGAGTACCTCTTTGAGGGCCTCACGAATCTCTTTGCCTCTTCCACCGTCTTTGACGGTGGAGTAGTAAC